GATAGCGACTTCATGCGCGTCCGCGTGAAAGGCGAGTTTCCCCGCGCCGGCTCCATGCAGTTTATCGACAGCGAGCGGGTTGCAGCTGCAAGCGAGCCCCATGCCGAGCAGGATGCCGGCGAGCCTGTCGTCATGGGCGTGGACGTAGCCCGCCATGGCGATGACCAGACGGTAATCCGCTTTCGCCGTGGCCGTAATGCGCGGGTATTGCCGCCTATCAAGCTCCGCGTCCCCGACCTGATGCAGATCGCAAGCCGGGTCATGGAAGAGGCTAAGAGCGCAGGCGCCAAGGGCATATTCATCGACGTAACCGGCATGGGCTGGGGCGTTTATGACCGCTTGCAGTCGCTGGGCTTGCCCGGCCTTGTGGCTGTGGACTTCGCCTCTGCCGCCGATCGTTCCAACTCGTCCGATGCGGCGGCCCGCTACGCCAACAAGCGCGCGGAGATGTGGGGCTTCATGCGCGATTGGCTGAAGCACGGCTGCATCGACAAGGACCCCGAGTTGCTGACTGATCTTGTCGGCGTCGAGTATGGCTACAACGCCAACAATGAGATTCAGCTAGAGCGCAAGCAGGACATGAAAAAGCGCGGGTTGGCGTCGCCGGACGATGCCGATGCCCTGGCGCTGACGTTCGCGTATCCGGTGCAGACGGTTAACACGCTGTCCAAGGACGCCATCGCCAAGCTGCGGAGCTACGTGCGATGAGGCCGCTCATCTGCACCCCGGCCTATGGCGGACAGGTATCGGTCGAATACCTGACGGGCCTGCTGCGCGTATGGCCTGCGGTTCGCATGAGTGGCGGCGATGTGTATTTCAGGCGGGACAGCCATATTGACCGAGCCCGTAACGACTGCGTGGCGCATTTCCTGGCGGGCGACTTCACGCATCTGGTATTCATTGACGCCGATGTGGGTTTCTCTAAGGACGCTTTCAGGCGGCTTCTCGGCCCCTTCGACATCTGCGGCGGCGTCTATCCCATCAAGCATGAGGGCGCTGGCTTCCCGATCGACATAGAGGCCATCGGCGAGCCTGATTCGCGCGGCTTTGCCGAATGCAACGAGCTTCCCACGGGCTTCATGTGCATTGCCCGGCATGTATTCGACAAAGTGGACCCGCGCACGGCGTTCGATTCCATGCGTGACGAGAACGGCGAGTTCCTGACCGAGGATTACGCCTTTTGCCGCCGCGCCCGTGAAGCGGGCTTCAAGATCCATTGCGACGTGCGCTCCGACCTGAGCCACGTAGGGATCAAGGTTTACCGGGATGACTTTGCGGCGGCCTGCCGCAGACGGAGGGCCGCATGAGCGCGATCGACAACGAAGCCAAAGCCGCTGAATCCAAGGAATACACCGGCCTTGATGACGAGGCGCTGATTGCCATTCTCCGCAAGGAAGAACAGGCCGCCTACAACTGGCAGATGGCCGAGCTAACGCCGGTACGTGAGCGGGCGTTCAACTATTACGACCGCAACCCCACGGGCGACGAGCAGGAAGGCCAATCCAAGATTGTCACCAGCGAGTTTGCGGACACCATTGAAAGCCTGATGCCCGGAATGATGCGGGTATTCGCCTCCAGTGACGCCGTAGTGCAATTCACGCCGCTGGCGCCCCAGGACGAGCAATGGGCGCAGGAAGCCACCGACTACGTGCCGCATGTGTTCATGCGCGAGAATGAGGGCTTCAAGACGCTCTATTGGGCCATCAAGGATGCGCTCTCGGGCCGCCTCGGCGCGGTCACGGTGGACATTGACGAGACCAGCGAGAGCCGTACCGAGCCCGTCGCGTCTTGGACTGCCGAGCAGATTGCCGCCGCCTCCATGGCCGCCGATCAGCAGGGCATCACCCTCGATATTGACGTGCAGCCGGACACGGCCACGAATGTTGACCCGGCAACGGGCCATCCCTTGCCGCAGACCTTCAGCGGAACCGTTACCACGACCCGCAAGCGCAAGAAGGTCATGGTGGACACCATCGCGCCCGAGGATGTGCTGTTTTCGCCGCTGGCCCGCGACATCGACGAGGCTTCGTTTTGTGGCTATCGCAAGCGCGTCACAGCTTCGTACCTGCGGGAATTGGGGTTGTCTCAGGATGACGTTGACCAGATTAGCGATGATCGCCCCGTCAGCGTGGAGGAGCGTCAGCGCAACGCCTCGGCCTTGTTGCAGGACCGCGAGCGCCACGATAGCGAGCGCCGCTATTGGGTGGTGGTGGCCTATGTGAAGGCCGACCTGAACGGCGACGGCATTTCCGAGTTCCTGCGTGTGCTGTATGCCCATGCCGGCGGCGAAGCGGGCCGGATCATCGAAAAAGAGGAATGGACGGACGGCCCGACGCCGATCGCGCTGGGCACGCCAATCCTGATGCCGCACACCATCGTGGGCCGGTCGATTTATGACCAGGTGGCCGACCTTCAGGAGATCGGCACGGCGGTTACGCGCGGCTTCCTCGACAACCTCTACATGACTAACCGACCGCGCCCCACGGTCAGCAACCGGGTCAATCTCAATTCGGTGATTGATTGGACGCCGGGTATGCCCATCCAGATGCTCGGCAACGAAAACCCGGCGGAACATATCTCGTTCCTACAGGTGCCAAGCGTCATGCCGGCGGCCTTGCAGGCTATGGAATACTTCTCGTCCATCCGCGAGAACCGGACGGGCGTTACCCGCTACAATCAGGGCCTCGACGCCAATAGCCTCAACAAGACGGCTACCGGCGTGCAGCAGATCATGTCCGCCAGCCAGCAGCGGCAGGAATTGATCGCGCGCACGTTTGCCGAGACCTTTATCAAGCGGCTGATGCGGCTGGTTTATCGGGCGATCAAGCGCGCGGCGACGGGTCCTGTCAGTTACTTCGACGGCGAGGACTTCGCGCAGTGTGACCCGACGCGCTGGCCGGACGATATGCACCTCGAGGTGAATGTTGGGCTTGGCACCGGCAACAAGCAGCAGCAGGCACAGGATTTTATGCTGATCGGCGCCATGCAGGAAAAGATCATCATGGCGCAGGGTGGCCCGGTCGGTCCTGCCGTGACGCTTGATCACGTTGTCAATACGGGCCGCAAGCTGACCGAGGCGCTGGGCTTCAAGGGCACCGCCGAGTTCGTGGCGAGCCCCAAGGAAATGGCGAACACGCCGCCGTCACCGCCCAAGCCCGATCCTGAGATGGCGAAGGTGCAGGCCAAGGCGCAGGCGGATCAGGCCGCGTTGCAGGCCAAGGCCGCCGCCGACCAGCAGGCGCTACAGGCGAACATCGCCCTCAAGCGCATGGAAATGGAGGCCGATATTCAGCTTCAGCGCGAGAAGGCTGCCGCCGACATGCAGATTGCGCGCGAAAAGGCCGCGCTTGACCTGCAAATCGCCCGCGAGAAGGCGGCGCTAGACGCCCAACTGAAGCAGCAGGAATTGGCGCTAGAGGCCGGTCTTGAGAAATACAAGATCGACACGCAGCCGACGCCGCAGGCCCCGCAAATCAAGGAACAGCAGGTGACGAGTGGCTAGGAAACCCGCCGCAGTGTTCAACGTCACCCTAAACGCCGTTGCGCTCGATGCCGAGGCGTCACGCGCTAGAGCCCTCCGGGCCCGCGAGCTTTTGGAGGGCTCGTCTTGGGTGATTGACGAATACCTGGCCGGCGTAGCCCGTGAATGGCTGGGCGAAGTGGACCCCGCAATGCGTGAACGCCTGCACGTCAAGGTAGGCGTTGCAACCGATCTAAAGGCCGACCTGTTGTCCATCGTTGACCGCCATTTGGCGGAAGAGAAGGAACATGAGCGTAGAAAACCAAGAAGCCCCGACGACCACGCCTGACCCCAATAGCCCGGAAGCGTGGGCAGCAGCCGAGAATCCCGCTGAAGAAGCGGCCCCGGCTTCTACGGAGACCGATGGCGAACAGCCTGCGGTGTCCGAAGAAGCGGGGGAGCAACCCGAAGTCGATAACGACCCGCCGCCGGAGTTCTGGTCAAACGAACGCAAGGCGCAGTGGGCCAAGATCACCGATCCCGATGTGCGCGCGGCCATCAAGGGCCACGTCGAGGACGCCAACCGGGCGATTTCCGGCAAGATGGAAGAGGCGGCCAAGACGCGGAAGGCCGCCGAAGAGGCCGCGCGTCAGTACCAGGCCAACCAGGACCAGCTTGCCGCGTGGTGGCAGCAGAACGGCCAGCGCATTGGCGAAATGGTGCAGGGCAAATGGGCCGGCGTGGATTGGAACCGGCTGAGTGCTGAAAACCCCGCCGAATGGGCACGACTGCGCCAGCAGTACGAATCCGAAATGACCTCACTTCGGGACATGCAAACCCGCCACGAGGCCGAGGTGAAAGCCGCCGAGGCTCGCCGCGTGCAGGCCCACCAGCAGGAGCGCCTTGCCGAGCATCAAAAGCTGGCCGCCAAGTACCCCGAAGAGTTCGGGCAGGGCAAAGCGGACGGCACCTACAAGACGCTTTCCGAATACGTCCTGTCGCATGGGATTTCCGCCGAGCGCCTCAGCGGCATCTATGAAGCGCCCGTTGTAGAAATCATCCAAAAGGCGTATAAATACGACCAAATTCAGAAGAAGGCTAAAGAGGTCACGTCTCCGAAGCCTTCTGAGACACCCGCTCGGACGACACCGACGCGCGTTGTACCGGGAGCCTCTCAGCGAGGGGCCAACCCGATACCCAACGTGATCCGGCAAGCAGAACAGCGGTTGATGAAGGGCGAAAAGCTCGATCGCGACACTCTCGCGGCGGCCTTTCGCTGATCCTCAACCGGGCTCGTGACCCTGCTTGATCGGAGGGCGCCATGACGGCTCCTACCAATACTTTCTTGAGCGGTTCGGCCATCGGCAACCGCGAATCGCTGCACGACAAGATCTACATGCTGGACGTGGACGAGTTCCCGTTTCAGTCGTCGGTCGGCCAGGGCTCGGCCAAGGCCACCTATGAGGAATGGCAGACCGACACGCTCGGCTCTGGTTCTTCGAGCAACTACAACCTCGAAGGCGACGACAGCGCGGCCACTGCCGTCACGGCGACGACTCGCGTCGGCAACCGCACGCAGATTCTGAAGAAGACCTACCTGATCTCCAACACTCAGGAAGTGGTGGACAAGGCCGGTCGTGACTCGGAAATCGGCTACCAGACCGCCAAGCAGGCCCGTCAGATCAAGATGGACCTCGAAACCTCGCTCCTGCTCAACCAGGCGTCGGGCGCGGAGTCGGGCGCCACTCCTCGCAAGATGGGCGGATTCCTGTCGTGGCTCACGTCGAACGTGTCGCGCGGCTCGGGCGGAAGCTCGGGCGGCTTCTCCGGCGGCAACACGTCGGCGGCCACGAACGGCACGCAGCGCACCTTTACCGAGGCGCTGCTGAAGACGGCCATCAAGTCGGCGTGGAACAACGGCGGCTCTCCGTCGCTGATTATCGTCGGCTCGGCTCAGAAGCAGGTTGCCTCGGGCTTTACGGGTATTGCCACGCAGTACCAGGAAGCCAAGGGCAAGGTCGCTACGATCGTCGGCGCGGCGGATCGCTACGTCAGCGACTTCGGCACCCTGACCATCGTGCCGGATCGCTACGCTTCGACCCGTGACGCCTATGTTGTGGACCCGTCGATGGCCCGCGTTCTGTTCCTCCGCAAGTTCAAGCGCGAGGAGCTGGCGCAGACCGGCGACGCTCGGAAGTTCCACATCGTTGGCGAAGCGACCCTTCAGATGAACAACGAGGCGGCCCACGCGGTCGTTGCTGATCTGACCTAAGCGTTTTGAGTGCGTAATTCCCGGCATCCCGCCGGGAGGCTGATGGGAGGGGTTCTTGACCGGACCCCTCCCTACAACCTGCGAGGTGAGACGTGGCGAAATCGACCGTGACCGTGATTCTGCTTGTGGATCACGTTTTTCTCCCGCGCGATCCGACGAAGCCCGGCTGGGATAAGTCGGACGATACCATCGAATACAAGGGCCGCACCGATGGCCGCGCTACGCGCGTTGAGGTGCATCCGGGTCTTGCGCAGTTCCTGATGGAGCGCAAGCAGGCTGAACCGCTGGACGATTCCCCGGCGGCCTGACATGCCAAAGCATACGGGCGTCATAGACCACTACGCCGAGGCGGGAATTACCAAGCTGTTCCATCGCCAGCATGATGGCGATTGGGTTTATGAGACCCAGCAAAGCGGCGAGGCGTTGCAGCAGATCGCGGACGCCAACAAGGAAGCCCAAAACCATTGCAATCCGTGGAATGCCGAGAAGGACATGCGCCTCGATGCGCGTATCCCGCTCATCTATCGGCAGAAGTGGATTGACCTTTACGGCGTGGACTTCCTCAGTCCTGACCCGGACGTGCAGAAGCGAGTTGACCGCATTCTGGATGATCCCGAGTGGCGATGGATGCGGACTTCGACCGCAAAGGTCTACAAATGACCATCACCACCTACACGTCACTTGGCAGCGCGGTCAGCGAGTGGATGGCCCGCGCGGGCGATACCGACATTGCGACGCGCTTCGATGACCTCTTGGCCCTGCAAGAGCAGCGCATGTATTACGGCGCCAAGGAAGTGCCGGGGATTCTGCCGGCATTTGAACCGCTACGCATCCGTGAGATGGAAAACACGGACACGGCCTTTGCGCTGACGGCCACGGTCGCGCAGCCCACGGGATTCCTTGAGCTAATCTCGGCCTATCTCAACAACTACGGCCCGCTGGAAATCAGCAGCCAATCGACCATCGACTCGTATGCAAACCAGACGGCGGCGACCCCGCTGATTATCGCGCCGAGCGGCACGAATTTCCGCGTGTGGCCCGATCCTGGCACGGGCAGCTATACGGCAACGCTTCGCTACTACAAGAAGCTCACCAGCCCGAGCGCCACGAATGCGACAAACTGGATTCTGACCAACGCGCCGGGCGTGTATCTCAACGGCTGTCTTTTGCAGGCCGCGCTCTATACCGGCGACATGGAAGCGGCCAAGACCTATGGCGCGCTGTATGTGGCCGAGGTGGGCGGCTTGAACGAGCGCCGCAATGGCGAGCTTCGCGGCGCGCATAACGTGAAAATCCGGGTACGCGGCAGGACGCCGTAATGCCGCAAATCGCCTTTGCCGACTTCACGCCGGACTCGCCCGACCTCGGGGAGAAGGCGTGTGATGCCTCCGGTGTTATTGCCGAGGAAAAGGGCTATCGGCCCTTCAAGACGCTCGCCACCACGTCGAATGCCCTGACGGCGCGGGCGCAGGGCGCGGCCTGGTTCCGAAAGCCCAACGGCAACACGATCAATTTTGCTGGCGATGCGACCAAGCTCTATTCGCTGTCGAGCATCACATGGAGCGATGCCACCCGCGTCAGCGCCACGACAAAGGCCATCACCGGACTGACGCAGGCCAACCCGGCTGTCGTGACTTCGGTAGCGCACGGCTATTCAAACGGCGACACGGTTTACATTTCCGGCGTCGGCGGCATGACGCAGGTAAACGGCAATCGCTACGTTGTGGCAAACGTCGCGGCCAACACGTTTGAGCTATCCGGCACCAACTCCACCGGCTACGGCGCATACACCGCAGGCGGCACGGCGCAAAAGGTCCTGTTTTATACGACGGACGGGACCGCAAACTGGCGCTTTGCACAGTTCGGCGCGAAGACCTACGCCACCAATAACACCGACAACCTGCAATCCTATGACCTGAATAGCGGAAGTATGTGGGCTGACGCCTCGGGCTCTCCGCCGGTCGGAAAATTCATTGGCGTGGTCCGGCGCTTCCTCGTGCTGGCAAACATCGCCAGCTATCCGCAGCGCGTGAATTGGTCCGGCGACAACAACTCCGACACCTGGGCGAGTTCGGCCACCACTCTGGCGGATTATCAGGACTTGCCAGACGGCGGTGAGATTTCAGGCTTCGTCGGCGGCGAGTTCGGCCTCGTGTTTCAGGAAAGCGCGATCACGCGCATGACATTCGAGGGCAGTCCGACTGTTTTCCGGTTCGACAAGATCGCCAACGACCTCGGCGCGACCATCCCAAACTCCGTGGTGGGCTGGGGCAATCTCGCGTTTTTCATTCACCGTTCCGGCATCTACATGGTGAAGGACGGTCAGCAAATTGTGCCGATCGGCAAGGACCGCGTAGACCGCTGGTTTTGGGGCATGATTGACCAAGGCTCGCTCAATCGCTGCACGGTGGCGGTCGATCCGGTCAACTCGCTCTATATGCTGTCGTTCCCAACCGGCTCGGGCGGCACCCCCTCGACCATCCTTATCTACAACTGGAAGTCCGACCGATGGTCCTACGTGCCGGCGACTTGCGAGATGATCTATTCCGGCGCGGTGCAGCAGTCGTGGACGCTGGAGGATCTAGACACGTTTGGCACCATCGAGGCGGTCCCGTTCTCGCTGGATAGCTCCTACTGGACGGGCTCGCGGCAATTGCTGCTCGCGGGGTTTTACACGGATCACAAGTGGGGCACGTTCTCGGGCGCAAATGCCGCCATGTCGATCGACACGCAGGAGTTCAAGCCTGCGGACGGCAAGCGGGCGCGTATCCTGTCGGCTCGGCCCCTTGTTGACGGCGGCTCGCCCCAGGTGGCGGTGGGCACGCGCAACACGCAGCAGCAGGCGGTTACGTGGACCATGCCCCGCTCGACGGTGGGCGACGGCAAGGTGCCTTTGCGTGCCGATGGCCGATATGTCCGGTTCCGCATCAGCCAATCTGCCGGCGCATCCTGGCAGTGGGCATGGGCCATTGACGATATCGACGCGCGGCCTTCGGGGATGCGATGAGCTACCCGAGCCTTGCGCCCAACGAGACCGACCTTCGCAAGATTGTCGCCGTCATCATCCGGCTTGTGGCGGGAAAAACTAACAATGTGACCAGCGTCACCCTGACGGCGGGGGCGACCACCACCACCCTGACGGATTCCCGCATCGGCGGCGGCTCGTTTTTGGGCTTTTCCCCGACCACTGCGACGGCGGCCACGGCCATGACGAAGCTCTATGTGAGCGCCAAAACCAAAGGCTCGGCCACGCTGACGCATGACAACACCGCTGACATAGATCGGACGTTTAATGTCCTTATTGTGGGCTAGCGGCGTGCCTCGGGACCAGCTTTGGGACGTGTGGCCCGCGCTTTGGCCGTTGCTGAAGCCTGCCTATGACAAATCACGCGAAAAAACCGACTTGTTGGGCGGCCTTCTTAGCAAGGACTTGCAGATTTGGCAGGTATCCGCTAATCTCATTCCGGTTGCCGGCATCGTGACGCGCTTATTGCGCGAATCGACAAGCGGAAACCTCCATTGCCGAATTTGGCTTGTTGGAGGCTCACGCTTGTCTGAATGGGCGCCTGATTTCATCGAAAAGCTGATCCCCTGGGCGAAAGCCGAGGGCTGCACGGAGATCAACGGGTCGGGCCGTAAGGGCTGGCGCCGGATCGTCGCGCATTTCGGCGGCGTGGAAGAGGGCGAGGAAGACGGTCTCCCGGTGTGGAGATTGTCGCTATGAGTGGCGGCGGCGGTTCCGGCGGCGGTGGGCAGTCCTATCAGCAGACGAAAAGCTCTAACGAGCCGCCCGCGTTTATCCAGCCCTATTTGAAGCAGGGCATTGGCGACCTGTCGGCGCTGTATAGCAGCCATCCGAATGCACCGGACTATTACCCCAACAGCACGGTCGCGCCGCAGTCGGATTACACGAAGCAGGCTGTCGATGCGCTTGGCAACTTTGGCGGGGCTGGCGGTGCGCCCTACATCGAGGCGGCCGGCACAAACCTGACCGACACGCTCAACGGAAAGTACCTTGATCCGACGAGCAATCCGCAGTTTCAAACGGCGCTGACGGCCTCACATCAGCCGTATATCGACCAATTCAACAGCCAAGTGCTGCCGGGCATCACTTCGGCGTTTGAAGGATCTGGCCGCACGGGCTCGGGGCTGCATCAGGCGTCCGTTGATCGCGCTGTGACGGGCCTTAATCGCACGATCAGCGACTCCGACGCCAAGGCGGGCGCGGACTACTTCACGCAAGCGCGCGGCCAGCAGCTTCAGGCGGCGGGTCTCATCCCGCAAGTCACGCAGGCGAACCTTGCGAAGATCAACGCAACGGGCGAAGCGGGCGACATTACCGACGCCTACAACCAATCCAAGATCAACGAGGATGTGTCCCGCTACAACTACAACAACAACAAGCAGTGGGATTACATTTCCCGTTACCTTGGCATCGTTAACGGCGGCTATCCGGGCGGCGAATCGACGGGATCGAGCTATGGGTATCAGCCATATCAAGGCGGCGGCTTTGGCTCGTTCTTTGGGCCGGCAATGTCCATGGCAGGGCTTGGCTTGCAAGCCGCGACGCTCTTCAGCGACGCGCGCCTGAAGGAAGACATTTCCGCGCCGATTGGCGAGACCTATGACGGGACGCCGATTCGCCTGTGGCGCTACAAGGGCGATCCGACGCCGCATGTCGGCTTCATCGCGCAGGAAGTCGCGGCCAAGAAGCCCGACGCCGTTGAACTCGACCCGTCCGGCTATCTCAAAGTGAACTACGCGAAGGCAGGGGGCTTGTTCTAGCCATGATCGACCCGCGCATCTTCCTCGGCATTGGCGGCCCGACGCCGCAGCAGCAGATGCTTGCCCCTGGCTTCCGGCCTCCGGGTCCGGGGCCTGGCGCTCCGATGATGCAGCCGCCGCAGATGCCGCAGATTGGCATTCCCGGCATGGGGCTGATGTCGAAGGCTGGCGACAACGGCACGTTTGGAAACCAGACGGGTGACGCGCTGAAGCAGACGGCGGCGGGCACCTCGGTTGCCGAGACGACCAATCCATTCTCGACCAACCCGACCGGCAACATCACCGAGACCGGCGCAACTCAGCCCGGCTCGTTCTGGTCCTTCCTGCGCGGGCTCATTCCGCCTGCGGGCTACACGGGCGGCGGTGCAGGCGGAGGCTGGGCGCCGTAAGCCATGCCTGAGTACATTCCCAATCCTTATTTGCCGAGCAATACGGACAAACTGAGCGCGCTGCTGATGTCGTTTGGGCAGGGCATCACTGCGTCGGACATGGCGGGGCGCGGCATTCTGCCGGGCATCGGCATTGGCGCGGGGCTGTATGGGCAGGCGCAGGCTCAAGCCCAGCAGGAAGCCGAGAAGGCTTTGCAGTGGCGCCAGCAATACGAGCAGCAGGACGCATACCGCAAGGCGCAGGAAGAGAACCTAAAGGAACAGGCGGAAGCACGTCGCCGTGAAGGCGCACTGACCGAAGAAGCCATGGGCTACCTGCGGGGTGGCGGACTGACGGGCGGCCCACAGACTGCCGGTGTTCCTGGCTTTGGTGTGCCCGCGCAGGCCCCAAGTATTGGACCGACGCCAGTAAGCCTCATTCAACAGGGTGCGCCAAAGGTCGATTATCTGACCAAGACCTATGGCGTGACGCCGCTACAGGCTTCCGCCGTTGTCGGCAATCTTGGCTGGGAATCGAGCTTTAATCCCACCGCCACGCATGATGGCGGCCGCGGATACGGTATGGCGGGCTGGGACCCGCAACGCACGGCGGCGCTTCAGCAGTTTGCCAAGGCACAAGGCAAATCTCCGAGCGATCCGCAGGCACAGCTTGACTTTGTGATGAGCGAAATGAAGGGCGGCGATATGGGCGCACAGCGCGCTTACGCCATGCTTCAGCGGGCCCGCACGCCGACCGAAGCCACGGCGGCGATGATGCACTATTTTCGTCCGCAGGGTTACACGCCCAACAATCCGACTGCCGGACATGGCTTCGCAAATCGCGTTCAGTACGTCTCCGATATGATGCCGGGCGCGGTTCCTCAGTCCGGCAATCCGCAGATCAGCACGCAGGCCACGCCGACCACGGTACAGCCGCCGCGCGTCGATCCGATGCGGTTCCTGCCGCTGACGATGAGCAAGACGCTCGCTCCGCTGGGGCAGGCCGGCATTCAGCTTGGCAACGCGGAAACCGACCGCTATTTGCGCGATTTGGAGCGAGAAACAAAGACAGAGCAGTGGCGGCAAGAGCAGGCATTGCGCGCCAACAATTCCAAGGTTGGCCCGGATGGCAAGCCTAACCAGGCGATGATCGACGCGGAGACAGAAGCCGCGCGTCGCAAGGCTGAAATTGAAGCCGAGAACAAACTTAAAAACGAAGCGGCCCTGAAGCTCGCTGAAGCCGAGATGGGCCGTTACTCCAAGGAAGTGCGCCCCGGCGTCGAGGCGGCGGCAAACAGCCTGCCTAACCTCTACGAAATGAAGCGCCTGACCGAAGGCCCGCTGTCGGCTGGCTCGTTCATTGACGCGCGGCAGGTTGGCGCTCGCTTCCTTGATACGCTTGGTGTCGCGCCAATGGCGAACGGCATGATTAACCGCACCGAGTTCAACAATCGGGCGGGTAAGAACGTGCTGGCGATCCTCCAGACGCGCGCCCTCGGCTCGGGAACGGGCATCAGCGAAGGCGACCGCAAATTCGTGGAAAAGATGGCCGCATCAGGCGGTGACTTCACGAATGACGAGCTAAAGCGCCTCGTGTCCATTGGCATTGACGCGCAGAAAACCGCCATCGAGCAGCACGATCAATCGGTTGGCCGCCTGCGGAAGCTGCCGGGCGTGGCGAGCATCTCCGAAGACTATTTCAAGGTTCCATTCCTGTCCTATGAGGATTGGGCCAAGGCGAATCCGCAACGCGGCGGCATGAGTTTGCCCGCTGATCCTAATGCGCTTCGCCAGAAATACGGCCTCACGCCTGCGGCCCCGGATAATTCCGGCGCGGTAGATCTGCGTCGCAAGTATGGGCTTCAGTGATGGCCGACACTGAGCGCATCAAAGGCAACCTCGCCAAGATGATCGACCAGGGCGCGCCTGAGTCTGATCTTGACGCCTATTTGGCAAGCGAAGGCTTTAAGTCTCAAAAGGACTGGATTTCGGCTATCGACACTCGGCCGCCGCTCGCTCGCGCGTGGGATACCGCCAAGGATGTCGGCGGCGAGGTCGCAGATTTTGCCAAGCGCGCGGGCGAATACCGAGATACGCAGTTTGCCAAGGCAATGGGCGGTATCGCTGGTATGCCGCGCATGGTCTCTGACGCCGCCAAGTGGGTGGGCGACAAAGGCATTCCGGTTGCGGGCCTGCCATTCATCGGCCCTGTCGCGCAAATGGGCGGAATGCTCCCGACCGGCGACGAAGCCGGAAAGGCGATGCTTGACGTTGCCAAGGCTCGGCCCGGATTTCAGGAACGCTCAATTAACCCGGTAGTTGATGCTGGCGTGCAGGCGGCTTTCTCCGGTCCCGTGCTGGGTGTTGGCGGCAAGTTCGGCCCGGTCATGAACGTAGCGGGCGGCATGGGATCGGAGTTTGCGGGACAGCAGTTTGAGGGCACGCCCTACGAGGTTCCCGCGCGCGTGGCGGGCGCCATTGCTGGCGGTGGCGCTGGCGCTCTAACACAAAAGGCCGCCAGTGCAGTCCCGGCGCTTGCCCGTCCCTTCACTGCGGGTGGGCGTGACGCCATCGTGGGCGATGCCTTGAAGCGCGCTGCGTCCAATCCAGAGGCGGCCACGACGGCGCTGGACTCATATCTGGCTGGCCGCGCTGCCTATCCCGAAAAGGTGCCGGGTTTCAAC